GGATTGCCTTATGAAGTCTGGAAACTATTGTTCCAAAGGGGTTCAGAAGGTGGCGCGGACTCTACAGGATTTACTAACGATTTCTACCCCTCAGATCATTGTTGCTCAGCACCACAATTGGCACCTTCGCCAGGTCGGGCCGGAATACTCGCTCGCAACTAGCATAGAAGCTGTTGCAGTCGATCAGTGCGAAGGTTGGCTGCTTAGACATGGCTGCGCACAGTGCTGGTGATCACGCCCCAGATCGACAGCTCGTCGCCTTCGAGAACGTAGCGTGCCGGGAACTTGGGGTTTTCGGAAAGCAGGACCACCTCCCGGCCGCGCTTGCATAGGCGCTTGCACACAGGCTCGTTGTTGAGCAGCGCCACGACCACGTGCCCGTGGATCGGCTCGATGGCACGGTCCACCACGGCCAAGTCACCATCGAAGATCCCGACGCCCTGCATGCTCTCCCCGGTGATTGCTACCAGGTACACGTGGGGCGCACGGATATTCAGGACCTCATCCAATGAGATGTGCTGCTCAATATGATCCGCTGCCGGCGACGGGAAGCCGGCCGGAACCTGGAACGAGCACAACGGCAACTTCGCGCCGACCTCAGCGATGGGACCTAGAATGGTGAAGCTCATGATGCGGCCTTTTACATTTACTGTATGAATGTACAGTTAACTTTGTAGGACGCTCGCGGTCAATTTTTCTGTAGGGGATTTCGACAAGCGGAGAGGTGCGTATGTGTGGGCGATTCGTGCAGTACGAAGGGATGGCGATCTATATCGAAGAGCTAAACCCACAGATAGAGCTGTTCAGTGGGTACGACGCCGTGCCGATCAATCGGTACAACATAGCTCCGACGACGCGGGTGCAACTGCTGCACACCGCAGAGGATGGGCTGCATATCGATGCAGTGAAATGGGGATGGGCGCCGTTCTGGGCGAAGGGGAAACGCCCGGATCCGATCAACGCTCGGGTCGAGACGGTCACCACGGGGAAGTTTTTCAAACAGCTCTGGCCGAATGGCCGGGCAATTGTGCCCAGTGAAGGCTGGTATGAATGGGTAAAAGATCCGGATGATCCGAAGAAGAAACAGCCGTACTTCATACGCCTGAAGAGCCAAAAACCGATGTTCTTTGGGGCACTTGCCCAGGTACGTCGCAGCCTTGAACCTGACGAGGGCGGCGGGTTCGTGATCATCACGGCCGCTAGCGATCAGGGGATGGTGGATATACATGACCGAAAGCCATTGGTGCTTTCGCCTGACTACGCTCGGGAATGGCTTGATCCAAGCCTTAGTCCCGAACGCGCTGGAGAAATCGCGCGTGAGTGCTGCAAACCAGCAGGCGATTTTGAGTGGTATCCCGTGGGCAAAACGGTAGGAAATGTTAGAAATCAGGGGCCAGACCTGATTATCCCGGAGGACGGAAACTAAGCAGCCTTTCCTAATTGGCAGTGCGAACAGCATTGGGAATTTTAGCCGCTAAAATCGCGACACAGTTGCGTACCACATTTAAGAACCAACCTTTTTAGCACGCCTAATTTTAGCTAAATATCTTCTCCACTACGCCATTCCACCATTCCGTCATTTCGTTATTTCGTTATTTCGTTATTTCGTTATTTCGCTATTTCGCTATTTCGCTATTTCGCTATTTCGCTATTTCGCTAAAACGTAAAAACGTAAAAACGTAAAAACGTAAAAACGTAAAAACGTAAAAACGTAAAAACGCTACGACACTAAAGCGCTACAACGCTATTACGGATTAGCATTGACCCGAGCAGACCACACCTCATGAGCTACAAGCCCGCAAAGCCACGGGCCGCATCGTTCGCTCAGACCAGGAGGGCCAGGTGTTTAGTGAGCAACAATCGTCCAAACCCAGCAAGACCGGCAAGTTATCAAGTAGGCAAATAAAAATAGCCACACGGTGTTGACTTAAAAGCCGAAGCCGCCTTAGTCTAAAAAGGACTTACCGAGCAGCACAACCCTCGACAAAAACATGAGTACGGCAATATTCGTTGTGTACACCTGTGTTTCAGAATTATAAGAGCACACGTGGCCTGACCGAAAGCTTCACACACTTAGACAATAAAACTTGCACCCTGAACATCAGACCCAACAGGGTCTGACTTCATTACAGAGATAATCCTATGAAGTGGATCGCATTAGTTCTCGCCGTTACAAATGCTTTAGCAGCTCTACGCAAAGTATGGGATCTACTGAAGCCCTAAAAAACACGTAAATCGGGTAAAGGACTGCCCTTTCCGCAAGCCTAAAACAGAGAACCCAAGGGATCTGGCTGCCAGTTCATGACCACCAGCTCCCCGCTCACCTCAGCCCTTCCCTGTCTTTGGTTGGCCGTGGTGTAGCGAATGTCCAGCGTCTCGAAATGAAAGCCATCAAACACCCGCCGAATGTCCGGATGATCGTTGAGGCTGACCATCACCTTCCCCTTAGAACGCCGCATGAAATCAGCCATACGCTCATAGTTTTCAAAAGGAAAATCCACGCCATACCCCGCCGTCTGCCAGTAAGGCGGGTCCATGTAATGAAAGGTGTGGGCGCGGTCGTAACGCTCAGCGCAGTCCAACCAAGGCAGGTTTTCAACGTATGTGCCCGACAACCGTTGCCAAGCTGCAGACAGGTTCTCCTCGATCCGCAGCAGGTTGATCGCCGGGCCAGTGGTCGCGGTACCAAACGTCTGTCCCGTCACCTTGCCGGCAAAGGCATGGTGCTGCAGGTAGAAGAATCGAGCGGCGCGCTGGATGTCGGTGAGGGTTTCAGGGCGGGTCATCTTCTGCCACTCGAATACCTGGCGGGAGCTGAGCGCCCATTTGAACTGACGCACGAATTCTTCCAGGTGATTCTGCACAACGCGATACAGCGTCACCAGGTCACCGTTGATGTCGTTGAGGACTTCAACCGGCGCGGCCTGGGGGCGCATGAAGTAGAGCGCGGCGCCGCCGGCAAAGACTTCAACGTAGCATTCGTGTGGCGGGAAGAGCGGGATAAGGCGGTCGGCCAGGCGGCGTTTGCCGCCCATCCAAGGAATGATAGGTGTGGACATGTAAAGCAAGACCTTTGCTGTATGGATAAACAGTGCTAGGCTCGCTCCGCTTTGTGCACGAAGCAGGAGCCTTGGCTGGACTTGCAGGGACGTTCTGCGGGGAAGGTGGTCGGGCTGGATGTTGACGCATCCTGCCCGGCCGCTCCTTTTACTTCGGTGTAGAGACTTCTTTTGCGTAGGCCTGGCAGGCCCGCAGGGCGATCAATCCTTGGTCGCCGGTATCGGTGATTCCGATAATTCGTTGAGCATGCGCTGGGTCAAGTTGGGCTCTATGGGCTGCATGAACCACGCCGACGGTGCCGGTGGAGGAAGGCACGTTGCAGCCACGGGCTGTATCCGTGGCGTCGAGAAGGACTGACAGCCGCACATCAGCAGTAGCAAGCCTGTCACGCAGAAGAGCCTGGTTGCGCTGGGCATCGAATAACTCCTTGGAGTGTTGCTGGTCGGATTTGGCGAGCACCTGCTCAGCGGCTAGGCGTTTTCCTTGCCCGGTCTGGACCTGGGCCGCAGCAGCCTTGCCGATTGCCGCCAGATCCGCCTGGTGCAGCACAGCCTGCTCGGCCAGCTTTCCGCCGTAGCGATAGTCTTGTACCTGCCAGGTGCCAGCGGCGGTGATGACCACGGCCAGTAGAATCGCGGACAGGCTCTGCCCGAGCGTCATGCCAGCGCCCGCCGTACGCCTTCCGCCAGCACCACGTCGGGGTAGGCATACCCCGCGTTCTCGTGATGGATGATCGCCTTGACGAAACCGGCCATCACCAGCGCCAGGGTCAGGTCAACATCGACCCCTGGCCGGGTACCTGTATTCGCCTCCACTGCGCGCACGTAGGCAGCGGTATCGTTCTCTATCGCTGGCGCCCAGCGGCTGATGATGGCCTTCACCGTCTTTAGCCCGTGCTTGCGCTGGTAGGTCAGCAGCAACTTGCCCAGGGCGCGGATGCCGTTCTCAGCAGTGTCGAACCTGGCAAAACGCTTCTCAACGGCCGGATCTGGCTTGAGTTGGCCCTGCCATTGGTTGGCCGGGTTGTAGTCGATGTTGCCGGGGTTACGGTTGCGCACCCCGCGGGTTTCAGTAATCGGCATACTTTTCTCCAGGCATAAAAAAACCGCTCAAGGCGGCGGGTGGTGGAGCAGGTACGGGCAGTTACAGCTCCAGGACTTTGACCTCCTTGGACTTCCTCTTTTTCTTACCGGCCGCCTTGGCCTTACCCTTCTTCCCTGCGTTGCATTCCACTGTGGTGCTCCAGCCGGACTGGGTGAACACCTGCTCCACCGAGTCGACCAGGAATTCCCCGTCCAAGCCTTCCTTGAAGTCCTGCGCGTTGATCTGCCGTTCTGCAAACAGGTCTGTACGCCCGGGCATCTCCAGCCGGACTTCGGCGGTCGAGCGGTTGAACGCGGCGAGCCGGGCCTTGGCTGCCTGCTCTGCGGCGGATTTGTTCGGGTGGATATGCCGATCGGTATGAACGGGCGGTAGCCCTGCAGGGGCGTCGTCGTTGTCCAGAGTCAGGTTGACCAGCTCGCCGGTTTTCTTGTCCTGGTACCTGGCCTTGACGGCCTTCTGCGTGGTGCGGTCGGTGAAGCGGAATTGCCAGCGGCTGACATCACTGCGTCGGATGGTAATCGCTGGCAGATTCTTGCCGCTGGCGGTCTGCCCACTTTGGCGGGGCAGCACCAGCAACTTGCTGTCGGCGATCTTGGCCGTGCAGTCGTGATCCTTGGCGAGCCGGGTGATGAAGTTGAAGTCCGACTCGTTCAATTGATCCGCCCGAGGCACTACCGTGGCGACGGGGCATTCAGGCTTCCAGCCATTGCGTGCGGCAATGTCGCTGACAATCTTGGACAGCGGCACATTTTCCCAACTGCCGCTGCGGGTGGTCTTACCGCTGCCACGCATGTCGCTGGCCTTGCCGCGAATGACCAAGGTGTCAGGCGGGCCGGAGACCTCGATGTCGTCGACCGTGTAGCGACCCAGGCGGGCCAGTGCTTTGCTGTCGTACCCCAAGTAAATCTGTATCGCTGCTCCCTTTTTGGGGAGGGACACGGCGCCGTCACGGTCATCGATGCGCAGCTCAAATTCATCCGACTCCATGCCGGGCTTGTCGAGGGTACGCAGCAATAGCAAACGGTCATTGATCAGCGCTGTTATGTCGGCACCGTCCGCGACAATTCGAAAGATTGGCTTCAAAAGTAAATCTCCAAAAACGACAAAGCCCCGCACGATGGCAGGGCTTGATCTGGTATAGCGAAACGCGATGTCAGCTCTCGACTATCAGCTTGTTGTCAGTAATTTCGACGTAGCTTTGACAGACAGGGCAATCGATCCCTTCAACCTTGGGCTCAATCAATAGCGTCTGGGTACAAACAGGACAGTCCCCGACCTTTTGCTTTTCCCTGAGGCCGAAGGTTTTCCACACCATTGCCACGAATACGCCGGCAGCCATGAACCAACCGACTATCGGAATGAATGCCAAAAGAATACAAGCGATCAGACCGAAGATGAACCAGTTTGACCGGTAGCTCAGCTCGCCCCAAAAACTCCGTTTGACCAGTCGAATTTCGCTGACTCTTTCCATAGAAGACTCCATGCATGCAAATAAGCGACGGAGTCTATCAGCGCGCCGATTTCATGGGCAACGAGCCATCAGTCCCACAACTGCACCTGCTCATCCATGGGCTCAGGGAGATCAGGAAAAGTAATCAGCAACCCAGTACGCAACGGCTGCGGCTCATCCGCCAACAACCGGTTGGCCGCCAGCACCGCCTCGACCGTGCCATTGAGGTGGCCGTAATGCTGGTAGCACAACGTATCCAGCAGGTCGCCATCAGACGTTCTGCATATCATCGCCATAGCGTGTGAACTCCAAACTAAAGGTTTGCTTGCGCGGGATCCCGCCAGCCAGCAAAGCGCCCTGCTCCTCCTCCAGGCTGCGCAAGCACCAGGTGCCGAGGACTACACCGTAGCCCGTAGTCAGGTTCAACGGCAGCAGCTGGGCACCAATGGAACGCAGGGTGTCCAGCTGCTTGAGGCCGCCCTTGAACGTGGGAAAAATTGCCCCCTTAAGGCTGAGTTTCTCCTCCCCCATCCCAACGGCTTGCTGCGCTGGCCGACGACTAAGGCGCTCTTGCGAAGCCCAGCGGAATTCCGTCTGCCGGCGCAGTTCGTCGAAGGCCGCCGTGTCCAGGTTGAAGTAGAACGGCTGGGCGTTGGTTTGCAGCGGTTGCAGGATCAGCAGGTGCGGAAACGGTTTCACCGCTTCCGCCAAAGGTGTGACATTCGGTGCCAAGGCACTGGTGGGCAGGATGTTTGCCAGGCTTGGGCTGACCTTGCCAGCCATCTGGTTGATTGCCGTGCTGGCCCGGGCGGCTTGTTCCTTCAAGGTACCCAGGCGCTCATCAATCGACGACATCGCTCGTGTTGCTTTGCTGTAGGTCGACAACACCGTGCCGACCTTGGACTGCGCAGCATCGATGCCCCGCATTACCCGTTGCAGCTTTTCACCGACACCCGATGGAATACCGGGAATGCTGGACAGCTCATCAGCCGCCCCGGTGATTTCGCCAATGGCGCCGTTCACCGGGCCGATCATACCGTCGATGCTGTGCCGGCCCGCCTCCCCGGCCTGGACCAGGGATTTGAAACCGGATTGCAGTTGCTCCATGTAAGCCATGACAACTCCTTAAACGTGAGGGGCATCGAACAGATTGCGCCGCCCTTGCTCCCGGCTGAATTCCTCAAACAGCTGACGCATGTGCGGCATCATTTCCTGCGCCAGTTGCCGTGGATCCTTGACGTCGCCCTGCACCGTTACATCCACAGTCGGGGAGAACTGCCACTGTTGGTCAATTCGCGGGGGATCTGCCTTCGCAGCGGCGCCGGCACTGAGCAATGCAGGCAATGCCGCCGCTGATGGAGCCGTCGCCAGCGAACGAGCGACATCCCCCATCAGTGGGCCAGTCGCCGGTGTCGGCGCAAATTTCGCGAGCGTTGACGTGCCTGGCCCGCTGGGCTTCTGCAGCAGCAACGGCGAGGGCTGAGCCAAGCGCTCTACCGGTGTTTCCGGCCCACCAAATGCAGCCTTGCCCACCGCACTGCCCAGTTCACCGCCGCCCCAACTTCCGAGGAAGCCGCCGATCAGCCCGCCGACAACGGTGCCGATCACAGGCACCACCGAACCAATCGCGGCACCAGCTGCAGCACCGGCCAGCGTACCGGCCAAGGTTCCGGCTGCGTTGCCATAGCCTTCGGCTTTTTCATCGCGGGTCGTGGCATTCTGGTAGGTATCAGCCGCTATCAGGCCGGCCTCGATCAACGCCAAGGGTGCTGAACCTTTGGCAAACCCAACACCCTTACCTGCCATGGTTTGCGGAGAGAATTTACTGGCGACCACTTCGACAGGAGGAGCAGACACAGGACTGGAAGTCGGTGCCCGTGAGCCCCGGCCTTTGCGCCCCTTACCCCGCCGCCCTCTTTTACCTTGCCCATCTGCCCCACCACCATCAAGCCCACCCATAGGCATATTGGTGACCACCACTTTCTGCGGAATATTGGGATTGCCCATCAATGTGCCACGGGCGACGTTGAGCATGCCCTTGCCCATCTTGTACGCACTCATTGCAGTGCCAAGGCCAACGATGCCAGCGGCCAACACCGTGGCCCCACTGATCACCGTTGGGAACCGACCTGCCAAATCCCCAAGCCCGTACGCCACTTTCGCCAGCCCATCCGCCGCAATGTCAGTCAGCGGCCGCACCGCATCACCGATACGTGTCATTGATGATTCAATGCCGGCAGTCGCAGAGGCCCACTTCCGGTTGGACGTCTCTCGCGCTTTCGCCGCGTCCGCCTCGATCTTGGCCTTGCCATCCGTTTCCTTGATGGTCGACATGTCCGCCTTGATCTTGTCGCCGTATTTGATCTGCGCGAGCAAACCCGCACTGGCGCTTTGATCGCTGACAATGTTCGCCAACCCGGCAGCTTCGGTCAGGGCGATCATGGCCTGTTCTTCCTCGGCACTGCCGTCCGCCGACGCTTTGATCTTGGCCTTGAGCGCCTCGATTTTCTTGGCTTTGGCCGGGTCCTGCCGCTTGATCAGTTGCTCACTGAGCATGATAAAGGCATCGACCGGGTTGGCTGCCTTGCCGCTTTTGGTCGCGGCGAGAATCGAGCCGGCCAGGTCGTAGCCTTCCTTGGCGAACCGTTCCTGGCTGGTGCTGCTGATCACGGCGTTGAGCAGGTTGTTCATGTTGGTGGCCGCCGCCGCCGCGTCCTGCGTTTGCGAGAACTGCGACTGCAGGCTGGCACCGAGAAAGCGCACCGCCTCGGGGCCTTCCATGCCCAGTCGCTTGATGTTGCCGAGCATGGCCGGCAGATACCGCGCCATGTCTTTGGGGCCGAATGCGCCGATGTCACCGGCCGCTGCTACCTGGCCCAGCATCGCCGCCATGTCGCCCTGCTTGACTCCCGCCTCCTTGAAGGAGTTGATCAGGGTCGCGATGGTTTCAGGCTCCATGCCCTGGCCGTCGATCAGGTCGGCGATCTGCCCGGCGTAGGCCGTGGCCACGTCCCAGTCCACGCCTTTTTCGATCAACGCGCCGACTGATTTTGCGAGCAACTGCTGGCTCATGCCCTTCTCTGCCGCGACCTTGCTGATGCTCGCCGCCAGCTCGGCTTCATCGCCGGTACCAGCGGTGTGCGCCCACAACGACATCTGACGGATCTGCGCCTGGTAATCGCCGGAGACCTTGGTCGGAATCGCCAACGACGCGGTGAGCGCCGCCGCTTTGCCGAGGGAGTTCTTCATTCCCTCCTTACCCTGTTGGATCTGCGTGTGGCCCAGCGCCTTGAGTTCGGCGCCACGCGCTACCTGGCCGAGGGCCTGGTATTCCTTGCGCAGTTTGCCGACCTCAATACCCTGCTCTTTCAGGGTCTTGAGGTTGTTCTCCAGCTTTTTCAGCAGATCACCGGCCGAGGCGGCACCGGTGTCGTGGGCCTTTTTCCATTCGTCGCGCAGGCGGATGGTGTCGCCGATGGTGCTCTGCAGCACGCGGGCCTTGGTGCCGGTTTCGCCAAGCTTCTTGATGCGGCCTTCAACGTCCTTGAAGGCGGCGCCGACGGTGGAACTGACGACGCCGCCGATGACCAGGCCGAGCGCCAGGTTGTTTGCCATGGGATTACTCCGGGCAGGGATGTGGGGCTCAGTCCGTGAGCCACCAGATCATCGTGGAAAAGGGCATGGCCTCGATTTCGCCGGCTGCAAAGGAGAACTCCGCAGCCAAGCGTTTCGCGGCCTTCTTTTGCAGTTCGGCGCTAAACCCCGTCGTCCTGCACCAGGCGAAAATAGGCGGCCTGCAACCGCTGGTAGTCCGTCAGTTTGAGCCCCTCCAGATCCTTGGTGCCGGCTTCGGAGAGGGAGGCAAACAGGTGCATCTCGCGCAGTTCGTCATCGCCGCCACTGGTGGCGTTGGCGGCTCGCACTTCGCGTACGGTGGGCGAGCGCAGGGTCAGCCGGTCGACCATGACGCCATTGATCTCGCTCGGGCGAGACAGCGTAATGGCAGCGCTCTCAGCGGTGACGGTCAGCCAAGTCGGTAATTTTTTCAGCATGCTCATGATGAAAGGTTTCCTTACAGGCCCAGGTCGCGGCGGACGCTGGCAAGTTGATCGACACCGTTGATGACCCGGACGCAGTTGATCGGATCAATCTCGAACATCAGGCGGCCGGCGACTTCAAGCTTGTAATAACTGAGCGCCACGGCGTACTTGAACTCCCCTGCTTCACCAGCTTTCCAGTCGCCAGGGTCAATCTCTTTGAGCATCCCGCGAAGGGTGGCGACCACCGCGGTGGTCGCGCCTCTCTGACCTTTGAAGGAACCACGGAACACAGCGTTGAATGCGGTCTGATCGGCCAGGCCGTAAAACTTCATTGCCTCAGGGCGTACGCCCTTGCCAGCGAAACTGGCCTCCAGTTTCTCCATGCCCTGATCCATCTCCACCGGGGCATCCATCCCCCCGGCGCGATGCTCTTCAGTTTTCAGGGTCATCTTGGGAAGGGTCACGCTGGTGATATCCCCGGCAAAGCTGACGCCATCGATATGGGCGTTCATGTTGTAAAGCGTTTGCGGAACCATCGACGGCTCTCCTTTATGCGTTGGTGTCGAGAACTTCGGTAAGCCACTGGTTAGTGACCTCGACCCGGAAGTTGGGGTTTTCTGCCGGCGGCACGTCGGTAAAGCGGATGTTCCAGTACACCTTGCCCTCCTCCAGCTGGCTGGCCGTGTTCAACCCCGAGTCGGCAAACACCTCGAAGTTGATCACCGCACCCTGGTTCTTCAGATCACGCATGAACGCGGCGAGGCCTTCGGTCACGTCGCTGACGTAGGTTTTGGTGATCGAGCGGTCGACCGCCCATTTGTGGCCGTAGAGGATCGCGTCCATGACGATGTCCATGGTCCGCACGCGGGTGACGAACGCCCACTTCGGATCGCTGGAACAGGTGCGGTTGCCCCACAGGCGGTAGCCGTCATCACGGATGATGGTGGTGATCTGCGCGTTGTTGAGCAGGTTGGCCCGACAGGTTTCGTCGCCGTCCAGGAACTCGATTGGGCGACCGGTGCCGGTGAGGCCGACAAACTCTTTGTTCGACGGAGAAGCCCAAAAGCCGTACTCCGAATCGGTCCAGGCGAAGAGGCCGGCGACCCAGGCAGAACTGGGTGCGTTGATGGTGGCACTGAGCGCGGTGTCCCAGTACTGCACGCCAGGGTCGACCAGGAACACGCGCTTGCTGCCGAAGTTTTCGCGGTACTCCATGGCCGCTTCGTCAGTGGTGTTGGGGCCGTCGATGATCGCCAGGGCACGCAGCTTGTCGCTCAATGCCGCAAGCGCCGTGGCGGCGGCCAGTGTCGCGGTGTGTTTGGGCGCGGCCAGCAAACGAGGCTGCGCGTTAAAGCGGCTCTTGCCGTCGCGCAACGCCTGCATGCCAGTTCGCGTGCCATTTGCCAGGACGCCGCCGATGATGGCCGAGGTCTGCGCGGCGGCGTCAGTCAGCTTCTCTACACCACAGGCAACGATCACGGCTTTGGAGCGAACGTAGATGGCCTGGACCGCCTTGGTGATCGCCGCATCTGGCCCCCACGCGGCGATGGCTTCGCTTTCGCGGGTGATCAGCATCAGTTGATTAGGCAGGGCACTGGCATTGGGGCCAGGCGTAAAGGTGTCGCAAAGGCCGATGATGGACGATGACGGCACCGCGATAGGCCGCGTGCCGGTGTCGACGTTGGTCACGGTGACGCCGTGAAAGAATCCACTCATGATTGAACTCCAGAAACGAGAAAGCCCCGCATAAGCGAGGCCAGGGTTGGTCGTGTTGCATGTAGCGGAAAAGAAAACGCCCCGTCAGTGCGGGGCGTTATTGGAGTTGCTCAGCTAGCCAGGCTGGTTGCTCAGGCCTGTGCTCGACTGCCGGAAAATGCTCTGACTCCGGCCAGTCGCGCAGATCCTGCCGGTAGCCTTGCAACTGCTTGTACTGCTCGGCAGTCAGGGTTGTCGGGCGTTCGGCCTCCAGTTCGTCGCGGTGACGGGCGATCATCGGATCAGTTAGCAACAACGCTCGGTCACGGATAGAGCGCTCACGGGCTTTAAGCTCGTCCAGCGTAGGACCGGGCGCGGGGGCAGTACTTGGGCGGCCGTTTTTACCAGGCACCAGGATCGAACCGCCCAGCGAAAGCACCCGAAAGATTTCGTCATGTTCTTCCTGGGGAGTTTCTACAAGTTCGGACTCTGGCGGCAGCAAACACTTAGGGTTGGGCGCAACAATTTCCGGCCACTCGGCATCGTTATCTGGCGCATCAATCATGGGCGCCACTGCGGCCATATCGGGCATCAGTACGAATTTCGGCACCACAAGGCTATCGCTATCCTCACTCCAATCCGGATTGGGCACTTCAATAATCGGCCGATCCCACGCCGGATCCGGGACTTTGCGAATCGGTCGCACCCACTCCGGGTCTGGAATCTGGATAGTGCGAGTACCGTGGAGCACCTCATTGAAGAACACGTTCTCCTTTGCACTGTAAAAAATCTTCATTTTCTATTTGCCCCTTGCCTCAACACAAATCACAAGCCCGCTCTGAACAACACCTGACCATTC